CCAAATACCAAAGTTCTAGCAAGTGTTGAGTCCTTAGATATCGGGTTATTTAATTTAGCAATTGCCACAAGCTCGTGATCAGCATTATAAATTCCAATTTCTGAAATCATTAACGGTGCTAATCCGTCCCATGTCTTATTTGTTGATGTATTGAATTCATCTAAGGGTAGATGAATATCAATTTCTGTTGAGTGTGCAATGGCTTCAATGCTTGTAGTCACATTCCCCAGAAATACTTCTTCGTCACCGAAATTCAATGTGCTATCATTTTTTAAAGGTGCTGAGTAGTTCATATACTCCAAGTTATAGTTTGCTTTGGAGTTATATATATTCAATGGTAGCTTAAAAACAGTTGCTACAAGATTTATACCTGTTATTTGAATTCCAGCGACATAATTTCTAATTTGATCAGTAACATCATATATTTTCCATTCATCGGATATTGGCGTTACACTTGTCAGATCATTATAGGTTGAATTATCAATAACCTGTAGAAGTATTTGCATCTTAGTTGCCCCATACACAGATGCTAAGAATTTGAAATCATTAACACTTGTAAAGTATAGATTAACTTCATTATTTAGCACAGACGGTATCTGTAAGCTATTAATATAGTTACAATGAACTGCATCGCTGTAACCAAAGCTAGTGTCAGTCAGAAATCTATATGTGAAAAATACTGTATATCCTATCATTTTTATTTAATTTATTAAGAATTAATTGCAAGTGTTATATTTAACGGATATATAACTGGTACTGGTAATGTAATGTATACAGGCGCATCGCTTGTATAGTACGGTGTTCTCGATGTTGTTGGTGTCGGCAATGTGTCAATTGTCATATCAACATATATAGGAAAAGCTGGTAATGTACCTGATAATGTTACATTTAGCGTTCCACCTGATACCACTGGCGTATACATTGATGTCCCGCTTAATACAGGGAATGTGAAGGCAGGTACACCAGATGCTCCGCTAACGTCACTGAATGACATTCCATATGCTGGACTCAAAATGAAATTATTTGAAAATGGTGGCAATGTTGTCGTGGTCGTAGTACTTGTAGTGGTCGGCGGCAATGTTGTTGTCGTGGTCGTAGTACTTGTAGTGGTCGGCGGCAATGTTGTTGTCGTGGTCGTAGTTGTAGTGGTTGTAGGCTGGATAATTGTAATTGTATTGCCTGTAGCTACGCAATTAGGTGCTCCAAGGTCATATAAACGTGTACTATATGTTCCGCCTGATAGTCCACTGACAGTTATACCAGCGTCGGTTATTGGCTGATAATATACTCTATCAGTACCATTTAATATCTCAAGAATAAGCGTAGACCCCAATATATTATTAGCAATATCATATATGGTTATTTGACCATCGTTATATATTGTCGGCGTATTACCGCTAGCACTGAATGTGAGTGTACATATAGGACAATCGGTTAATGCATTATTAACGCCAATACTATAATTTGGTAATGTCCATGATCTATTTGCCTTGTATGACATGGCAAATAGTAATTCCTGATCTTCAATTATGAACATTTTTAGCTCATTTAATATTTTTCCGACTATATTACCACTCTCGTCAGCTAAGTCATAGTATAACGTGTTTAATCCAGCTAAATGTTTTTGTACGCCTAACGCTGTCAATTTCACGCCCAATGTAGTTCCGCTTGATTTATGCCACATTATTGTTGGGATAAATAACTCAGGAGTATTATTATAAAAACCCTCACCATATCGGTTTGACGGCGATGAATTTGTGTAATGAATTGCTCCGACTTTTCTTAGTACTGCACTTTGACTTTGAATATATGATACAAAACCAGCATATTCGGCAGTCTTAAACTCAGGGTATTTAGTATCGCCAGCAATTGTACCAGCAATATCTTCGGTGTATAATATAGACATTTTCCAAAAAGGAAATATAGGCATATCACACTGACTATTACTATAGAATGATAAAACGGCGTCAGATAAATAATCAACAGAGTCATATACAGTTGTGCCACTATAGTTACTATAAAATGTTAATGCTGCTGCATAATCGCTTGTAACACCTGTTATGCATGGCAAGAATTTATCAACAGTGACTTGTAAATTATTTGCAGCCAATGTTCCGCCGATAATACTTTCAATTTTATAAAAAATATATGGCTTAGGACTGTTAATGTCTATAACATCATTTAATGTGTCGCCACTATAGCCATTCCATTTAATCAAAACTATGTCATTAACGGATGGCTCATACGATCCAGTGGCATAATTAATAGATTGATATAAATTAAGCGTTGTGTTGCCTGTTGTTGTCATTTCAGATAGACTTACTTTAGCATTAGGCTGCTTCATATATTCGAGTCCTGTGTTAATAGTAACAGTTCCGCCGCTATTAATAATAAAAAATCCTAATGAAGATATATCATTCTGTATAACCATTGGTATAGACGGTACGCTAGTTATTGGGTTATATTCAGTTCCGCCACTAACACTTTTTATAAAAGATATTAGTTTTGGGTTCTTATCGGCAGGTCTTAGAATTATTGGCGAATAATTTGGATCGAAACTAGTCACAGCTTTGATTAAATTATAATCGATCTCGCTATCGCCAATTGCAAAATAGTTAAATGTCAACTGTCCCTTAGACAATAGCTCTCTACCCTTTGTTGTTATCTTTATGTTTAAAACTGTTGGATCGTTCTTTTCGATGAATGCCATAAATTCTATTTTTTAATAAATACTATAAAATTTAATAGTGTTAAAAAACTATTAACTATGATATTAAGTTATAACATCAGCAACCAATGAATCAATAATAGCTTGAGACTCGATGCCCAGAAACATTAGGAATTTAATGCATCTATTTTCGTATTCTAAATCTGATAAATTATACGCCACTTCCTCTGTTATCTGAGCATATGTTATTTCGTTATATGTAAATTCATTCAATAAGTTGTAGGTGTTATCATTATGATTGCTTCCCACACCGTAACTACGTGCATCAGTTATTCGTAATAAGTATTTTCTATTTGACATTTTTATTAAAATATTAAATTTTTCAATGATATCTCAGTTTCTTTTATTTCTTTTACATAATTATATGAACAAAATTTATCACTATACTCAATTGACTTGTTAAAGGGAGACAACTGATGTGCCGTTTTCATAAATAATATGCCATTATTTTCCGTAACGCCAGCATTATGAAATATTTGACATTCTCCCCATCTATTAATGCTATCAGTAGCCCATGCAAAATCGAGTCCCTTATCAATTTTAACTTCATGATTAAAATAAATTGCATTCCATAAAACCGCCCACATATCTGCCGTCCAAGACTGTATAGGAAATTTTGGACAATATATATTAGATGTTGATACCATGTATTCATATAGCAATTCTGAGTCCTTTTCGCATTTTCGCCAAAATGTAGCATCAACATTTTTCATTATATACTGTGCTCCACCAGCGTTTTCATCATTTTGCTCAATAACAGAAGGCGAAACGCCAACAATATTACACATTCCTTTGAATAATTCAACGCCCTTACTTTTTATATAATCACTGTTAATATATGATCGTGTGTCACTAAGATACCATATATTATCATTCTCGTACTTAGTAAAATCCATTTTTTTCGTAAAAATAACATCTGGGTCAGTGAATAAGAATGTTTCCTTATTTAAAAACGGATATTTATCAAAAAATTGAGCCAAAATATTATGCCTGAATGATACGCCATATTTCAAATTTTTGCGTTGATCCTCAAAAAAATGAAAATTACATTTAATTGATCGATCAGCAGCTATTTTTAATATATTACTATTATATTGACACCCTCGATGCTTTCCGACCACATATATAACGTCATTCTCAATTCCCATTTTTCTGAAATTGTTTATCTGAACCATGATTTGCCAAACATAGTAATTATTATCGGGTAATGCTATTAATATTTTCATAAATTATATGCTATAAAGGTAATGGCGGTATCGTATTAATGCCGTCTATGATTCCAACGCCTGTTGAAATCGTATATGTTAGGGTAGCAACTCCTTCGCCACTACTTAAATTTTTCGCGCCACGTTCTAACCCTACAGACGTTATTATTGTTGAAGCCGATGTAATGTTTAAGGTACTTGTATATCCAGTATTTATAAAATTATATCCACTACCCAAATCCGCTTCTCGGATCATTGTGCCGCCTTTATATAAGGTAGCAGCAACATTAACTGGAAGCACTCCCAACGTCGAGAACCAGAAAGCTCTTGCATCCATTACAATTGTATCTTCTAAAGGATACAATGTTTTAAAATTTGTTAAATTAATCAATACAGCCTCATAACCGTTTCCTGTATTATCGCCACCCCATGTCAATATTGGAGCACCTGACGGTGGATAATTCGTTATCGAGCTACCTGACGGTATTCCCCATCCAAGATATTGTTGTTGGGATATTTGACCGATATTTGGAGTTTCCATTCGTGTTCTTGTATCCAAATCTATACCGTCATTAAATTGGTATGTTAGAACTATGTAATCAGCGTCGAATGTAAATTCGCCGACAACTGTTGAACCTGTTATGACGCACCCCATATCATCTGCAATCATTATGGAAATATTTGTCCCACCAGATAAGCCTGTAGCCGTATTACCAGTTAATACACTATTTAAAGTATATTGTCCGTTGCTCCATATATAATCATAAGGGACAACGCCGCCAGTAACACTCACTGTAGCAGTTCCATCCGTAGAATCTACTGCAGTGGCATTTGTAGATGTAAATACCAACGTCATAGGATTACTCAGACACGGATATATTGTGGTCGTAGTGGTCGTAGTTAAATTGTTATCAAGCCAAGCATATGTCGGCAGTGGCTGGAGCTTCTTTATAATGCTACCATCATCACCTAAATACATTAGATTATCATTAGTTGTAAAATCTGTCGAAGTATCAGTTCCACCATATGTATTTATCTTTCCCATATAAACGCCACGTTTGTATGCAAATTTTTGCTTTGTAAACATAGTATTTCTAATAATCATGCCGCTTTTTCTCAATATAATTGTTGGCGATAATAATGTATCTATAAACTTATTAAAGAATGCATTATACTTATTCAGGAACGGATATAAGTTTACAAAGGTGTAACCATTTGAGTGCGAAGGGTCATTATCAGGTAATAAGCCATTTTTCAAATAATCTAAATACACTTTTAATAACGTTGGATACCATCCGCCTCTACCATCCGTAATAGTTTTTCTGTTCTTAGCGTTTATCAATTTCCTTTGAGCAATATCTATAAATTCTAAGAATGATAAACTGGATACATTATCAATTCCGAAAATGGTGTATGATTTCAGATAGTATACGCTTAAAACACTGTAATTCGGCATCGCCACCGATAGAACAATCTTATAAGGATCAACCAAGTCCAGATAATAATCGCTAACAGGATTCAGACTAATACCATTTATTAACATTTTTACTTCATTTGCATTGGCAACTCTGGTATTAAGCATCGCAACATATTTCCCAATATTCACATCATAATATATTTTTGCGTTATCAGTTGTGTTACGATATAATAGCTCATTTGTCATATTCAACGTATTTTTTGAAACAACAACAAACGACACCTGTACAATTGGGTCAACTATAAGATATTCGGCAAACACCTCGTTAAGAATTATTAACTGTGTAGGGTCTGTCGGATTCAATCTAAAGTCGCCGTCAATACCATTTCCAGCATTAACAAGTTCGATACCATTTACTGTTAGCTGAACATCACCATTCGGTGCGGCAGGTAGTTGTATATATGTTCCGTCAAGACTAGCTGATACTCTAGTTGAAACGTATCTCACAAGTAAATCACCTGTAGCCGTACCGTCAGCATAAATGTATGTGATCTCAATAATGTCATTACTTCCGCTTACAGCGTTATTTAGCGTAATAACATTTCCAGTTAAAGAATAATCAACCTCATACGATGTTGTGCCAGTATCGCCGCTTCTATTAGTGCTTAACAGTATTCCATTAAATCTCACTTCAACATCACCCTCTGGGGCATATGGTAAAGTATATGTTGTCGTCATTGAGCTATGATCCATAGACAAATTAATATAGAAATGCGATTCTATGTTAACATTATTTGCTTTAGCGTAATTGAAGGCGTCGATTTCAATGGCTTGAGCTATATCAAGACCCACATCAACCTCTTTAGTATTTAGAACTAGTCTACTATCCTCTTGATAATAAGATGGACTTGATTCAGATATTCTTGTTGTAGCACCTGATTGAACCCATGATTTTTTATTGTCAACGGTTTGATATAAGTCGAAACCAGCTTGTCTAAAGACATTCATATATTCCTGACCACTATCAGTGTTTCCAGATACTTGAAAATAAAATGCATTCGTTTCTAAAGGTGCTTGCGGATAACCATTTGCGTCATATGGAAATGAATTTGTGGGGTAATCAATTGCTGTTAAAACGTCCTCAGCTGGATTTATTTTACCATCAACAGTGTAGACATATTCCGTTATATTTATAAATTGCTCTGGAATGCCTATCAGCATAAATATTGACTTAATTGCATCCCTTGTACCCTTCGACTTCCAATAGTAATTTGTGTTTATAAGTATTCTTCTCCAAACCTCAATATCAATCTCCAAAGGAAGCAAATCTGTAGATAAGTTTCTCTCGATACCATCTGTGGATAATAAGTTACTCATTAAGTCATTTTCATCGGTAACTGGAAAGTAATCCCATCCGAATGTATTTGCAAGATTTGCCACAAATGCATCTGGAACATTATCTTTTTTATCATATGAAATGCTATTAACGTATTGTAGAGAATCTATAAAAATTCTAAGTTGGTCAAACTCATAGCCATAAATTCTTAAAAGCTTTGTGATCTTACTATTCTCAGTTAAGTCATAAGCCTTTAATGATGATGTTGTTAAAAATCTGGCGATTAAATCGGTTTTTATAACGTCAAATTTGTTACCTATGTTTAGCAATGCTTCCAAGAACTGCTTATACATCATGTTCCCGAAGTCAATATTATAGCCATCGAGTGTGGGCCATATCATTATGCTATTTATATACTCAATTTCTCCGTCATCATTTACCGAAGGATTTTTTATAACGAATCTAAATCCTTTATCAATTCTCTCAGAAATCATATACCTTTCATAATCCCTTAAACCCATTCTAAATTCTTCGAATATTGATGCATTAGGCTTTATGTGAAAATCGAAAGCACCCGTTACAGAGCCATTGGTAAATGGAAATGGATTACCCTCAACAGCAATCGATACATAGTTTGTCGTGGCATTATAACCTGTGAAACCCTTTAAAACGTATGCATTATTTGAGTCAAACGATGACCATATAACATATTTATCAAAGGATAAATTAATGTTATTCAATTCATTAACACCAAATAGAGTTGTATAGTCGCTATTAAATACCAGATTAAATTTATTATCAATAAATGACGCAGGTATTTTAAATGTGGAAGTATTTGTAAAAGAATCATATACGAAATCATAATATGTTGTGTTTCCAGCTATAATCTTATGAGAATTAACGTATAAACTGCCTGGAAAACTGGTTATTATATTTTGTATTGCGAATCTAAAATAGTCGTAGGCTGACCCGAATCTAAGGTATTTATTTAAATCCGACTTTTCTAAATTTAATTTAATCTCATTTGTGCTAGAGTAAATTAAATCTGATTGAGGTTTAGTAATACCCAATGAATTCAAGCTGATTGGCGCAACAAATGAGCTTAGTTTATTGACATGATCAACCGATCTTTTATTATCAAAGTTGGTTGTTACATTGAATTTACCAAATGAAAAAATGGTCTCAGAAGTAACGTTTTTAAAATTACTTCTGCCAATACTGTTTTTAATTACGATTTCTTTAGCCACAAGTTTTGCTTTTAAATAAATACATAAAAAAGCAAAACTTTATGGCAGGTATCTCTTAAGAATTAGGGTCTTTAGCATTAGCGATTGTTTGAGTAATATCGATATCAGTTCTCTTTTCCTTAACTTCGAATAATTGAGTGCCTGTGATGCTATCTTTGATCTGGTATACATCATACTGCTCTCTGATCTTTTCATTGCTGTCAAACAACGTTAAAATGCCATTGTCAGCATCTTTTAACTGGTTGCCGATTAAAACGTCCGCAAGTGTTTGAACGGTATCCTTTACAAACTCAACCTCAATAGCCAATGGTGTGAAATTAGTATTGGATAGTATTATTTGTTGTGTTGGTATACCAATAAACGGAAGAACATTTGGCTTAACCTCTGATGCACTGCTTGGAGTTAATTGTAGAAAGATTAGTGATCCAGAATCGTCAAGACGGTATCTAATTGCTTTTTGGGATGTATTACCAACATTTTCCTGAACTGGAACAACCTTATTAGATGTTATAACAAATCTAACAACATTGCGCATTTTTGTGTTATCCTGATTAATATACTCTATTTTATATCCCTGCATAGCATTATTTGATCTTAGCGATTGTGGTAATAGATTTGAATCAAGTATTATTCCTTTGGTCGTTGGCATTGCTGATAATACTCCGCAGTCTAAAATGGTTGTTGTATGTCCAGTTGGCTTAATATAAATGGTGTAAAATCCTATCTGATTAAACGTTGTGGCTGGAAGGGTTAAATTATATAATCCTTCAAGTATATTTTTGTCTGTACCAATTTCAACCAACTGTTCATCAGCTGGCAAATAACAATAGGTTAGAACATCACTAGCTTTTATATTGATCATTGCTGTGCTGCTAGTCTCTCTATCCTTTGCATAATTATAATAAACGCAAATGTCGTCAATTTTAACGTCTGATGGTCTTACTGTTCCGACTATACCTATACTCATAAATTATTCCTTTTTTAATAAATACGTTAATTATTATATATTGTTGACAATATTAAAGAATCCTCCACCAGCATAGGTCTCTAATTGTAGAATGCTATCCATGTGTTCAAGTCGAAAAACAGTATCAAAAACACTAATAGCTTGTCTATCGATGAAAATATCCTCAACGAATCGAACGTTTTCAACCAATCCTACGATTAAATCGTCTTGCAACAATGGTTGATATTGAAAATCTGGAGAAGTATACCCCGTGCCTGTATAATTTGCTGTTGTTGCACTTAAAGACAAATTATCATTAAACTCAATATCATCAATCCAATAGTTTATATTGGTACTATCGCCAGACACAACACCTGTTCCACCAGTAATTGGACGCATAATATATTTTTCATTTAATGTTGTAGCAGATTCTGGTGAGTACCTTGATAATTCCACTAGTCTGGATTGAACAGTAACACCTGAAATATATCTTGTAGAGCCAGATATAAAAGCAGGCTCACAATCGGTTAATCCAGATGTTAAACATATTTTTAAATATGTGTCAACCAGATTATACTCCAATGTTGAAACGCCTTGGTCATCAGTTACAATTTTAGTGGTTCTTAATATTTGTTTCTTAAGTATTTGCATTACATGTCAGTTCTTTTTCTCAAATAAACCCTAATATCTTGTTCTGGAAATTTGATTTCAAACATTGAATCGGGGTCTGAATACACCGTATTATTAACAATAACAATCTCGCCAGTGGAAGTGTCTGAAATTGCTTGTGAAACAGCATTAACGGAATAGTTTCCACCAACCTTGTTATATATTTTCAAACCTATAACATTATTAACACCGCTAATTGCAGCTACAATATTGTTTAATTTACCTATGAATATATCTTCATTCATATCATGATTATTCACATTGAAGTAGGAGCTAATTGCATTTATAATATTGTTTGCTATTTGATTATCTGAAACCGTAT